CGAAGCCGAGGTGGCGACGGTTCTGGGCGAGTTTTTCGAGCTGGTCGAGGGCTCGGGATGGGTCAATCGGCGGGCTGACGAAGAAATTGTGCGCTGCAAAAGCAAGCAGGAACAAGCCTCTAGGGCCGGGAAGATGTCGGCGCAACGGCGGTTCAACGCCCGTTCAGCGGACGTTCAACCACCCATTACCCATGACCCATTACCCAATACCCATGAAAGAACAGAACCGGATAAGTCTGTTCTGGGGGGTGCAGGGGGGAAGCGCGCAGAGCGCGCCGACCGAGGCACCCGCCTGCCCGACGATTGGTCGCCGTCGGACGAGGACCGCGCCTTCGCCGGCGCCCTCGGCGTCGCGGTCGAGCGCGAGGCGGCGTCGTTCCGCGACTACTGGCACAGCAAGCCCGGCGCGGACGGGCGCAAGGTCAACTGGTCGGCAACCTGGCGCAACTGGGTGCGCCGCAGCAGCGAAAGGAAGCAGGGCAATGGCACAGGATCTCGCACCGAACGCAACGGGTTTATCGTTCACGCTGAGCGCCTTGCTCGGGAGGATACAGACCGAGCAGCCGGGCGCTCCGTTGTCGATTTCCTCGACGCAGAAGACCGAGGCTGAGCGCGCGCTGGTTGCCGCCGAGGCCGCGCTGCAGCCCGCACCGCAGGCGCTGGCCGAGCGGTTCGTGACGGCGCTTGGCACGTTGACGGCGACGCGCCCGGGCGAGGCTGACGGTCTGGCGAAGGTTCGGGCCTACGCGGCGATGTTGGAATTCCCGGCCAGCGCGTTCACGCGGTCGAGCCTCGACGCGGCGGCGCGCAAGTTCCGGTGGTTTCCGAGCTACGCCGAGCTGGTCGAACACCTCGAGGCCGAGGTCGCGCAGGCGAAGGCGCTGCGGCACCAGCTGCGCCGGGCAGTGGCCCTGCCGGTCGAGGGGTCGAAGCCCTCGGGCAAGTACTCGGCCATGACGGACGCCCAGAAGGCCGAGTTCGACGCTGCGATGGCGAAGTTCAGGTCGCGGTTCGCCTCGGATGCCTCTAGGAACGCCGAGGATGGCTCAGGAACGCCGGAATGGGTTCGGAAGTCAGCGCGACCCACATCTTCCGCTTCCGCTCTTCCTGAGCCATCCTAGGAAGAAATCAACGGAGCAGCTCGTGAGCGTGTGCGTTTACTGCGGAGATGCGGCCACCGAAAAAGATCACATCATCCCGTATTCCTATGCGGGGATGTGTTCGGTCAGAAGCGGCAAGGCGGGGAACTACGCTGGAGAAACCGTCCCAGCTTGCAAGGATTGCAACTCTTGGCTTGGTAGCCGAATGATCCTTACCGTCGCGGAGCGAAAAAAAGCCGTGGCAAGGTCTCTTCCCAAGAGATACGCCAAGCTCCTCAGAGCGCCCAACTGGACGCTAGAGGAGCTTGAAGAAATTGAACAATCACTCAGAACAGCCATCGAGACGACGGCGAAGAAAAAGGCGGCAATCAAGCGCAGGATTAGGTGGGCGTCAGAAGCTTGAGCGCGTTTCGTGTCGGAGGTGCGGCGAGAGGTGGGCGTGAACGCAGGGCGATATGCGGTTGACGCATGGCGTGGGGCGGGGCATCATCATTGCAGATCCCGTATGTTCAAAGACGGCGAATAAAATCAACGACATGGCTGCGCGCAAAAACAAGCTGCGGCTCAACGACGACTGGAAGGCGAAGATCCAGGCGTCGAACCTATGCTGGCGTCTCGCCGCGCACGTCGAGGGCAAGATCGAATTGAGCCCGACGCAGGTCCGCGCCGCTGAGATCCTGCTTCGCAAGACCGTGCCAGACCTTGGCCGCACCGAGGTGACCGGCCCTGAGGGCGGCCCGCAGGTCATCCGCTACGAGTGGAGCGAGCCCGAGTGAGCGCGCCGCGCGTGCAGACGGTCAAGTTGCCCTACGCGCCTCGGCGAGCGTTCCTGCCATTCCATAAGCGCACCCAGCGCTGGGCCTGCCTCGTCGCGCATCGGCGCGCAGGGAAAACGGTTGCCGCGGTCAACGATCTGATCCGCGCCGCGATCACCGCGCAGCGGCCGCACGCTCACTACGCCTACGTTGCGCCGTATCGCAGCCAAGCGAAGAGCGTCGCGTGGGACTACCTGAAACGCTTTGCCGCGCCCGCGACCTCTGGCGTCAACGAGGCCGAGCTGCTGCTTACGACGCAGACGGGCGCGAAGATCCAGCTGTTCGGCGCGGACAACGCCGACGCGATGCGCGGCCTCGGCTTCGATGGCGTCTACCTCGACGAGTACGGCGACTTTCGCCCAAGCGTCTGGGGCAACGTCATCCGCCCGACGCTGAGCGATAAGCAGGGCTGGGCCGTGATCGGAGGAACGCCCAAAGGACGCAACCAGTTCTACGAGGCCTTCGACGCCGCGCAGCGATCGCCGGATTGGTTCTGCCTGCGCCTGCCGGCCAGCGCCTCGGGCATCCTGCCGCCGACCGAGCTTCACGCCCTGCGCGCGCAACTGACGCAGGACCAGTACGACCAGGAGTACGAATGCAGCTTCGAGGCCGCGATCCTCGGCGCGTTCTACGGCGTCGAGATGCGCGAGGCTTCGGACGCGGGCCGCATCGGGCGCGTCCCGCACGATCCCGATCGCCCGGTGTTCACCGCGTGGGATATCGGCTACCGCGACGACACCGCCATCTGGTTCTATCAGGTCGCTGGCGGCGAGGTGCATCTGATCGACTACCACGCCAGCAGCGGCTCGACCGTCGCGGACCTGGCCGAGGTCGTCGCAGGCAAGCCCTTCCGCTACGCCCGCCATCACCTCCCGCACGACGCGCGGGCGAAGACGCTGGCGAGCGGCGGCCGCAGCGTGGTCGAGCAGCTCGCGGCGTTGCTGGGCGGCATCGGCAAATTCACGATCGTGGCCGACCTCGGGGTGCAGGACGGCATCCAAGCCGCGCGCCTCGTCCTGCCGCGCTGCTGGTTCGACGTCGAGCGCTGCCGCGAGGGTATCGAGGCCCTGCGCCAGTACCAGCGCGAGTACGACGAGGACAAGCGCGCCTTCAGGGCGACGCCTAGGCATGATTGGACCTCGCATCCTGCCGACGCTTTCCGTATGCTTGCGGTCGCGTGGCGCGAGGAAGCGCCCGTCGAGCCGCCTCGGGCCGACCGCCCGCTGCTCGTCGGCGCCGCAAACGCAGCCACGCTGAACGACATGTGGGCCGCGCACGAAACGCGCAGCAGGAGCGCCAGGATATGACCGATTCGAGCGAGTACCACGCCGCGATGGGCGAGTTCGCCGGGCATATGCTCTGCATCACCATCGCGTCGCTGATCGACGCGACGATCTACAAGCTCCGTTTCCTGTCCTGAGGAGGCCCAGATGGCCGGCGTCAGCTACCCCTACCGCTACCAGTACGAGACCGTCGCGGTCTCGCAGTCGAACCAGGTTCTCGGCGGCACGGGCGCTGCGGGAGACTACCTGCACCGCATCGTCGTCGCCGTCGCGACCGCCGCGACCTCGACGGTCTCGGTGATCGACGGCTCGACCACGATCCTGTCGATCCCCGCCAACACGCCGGTCGGCGTCTACGACGTAGACATCGAAGCGGCGGCGGTGACCGGCCCGTGGAAGATCACGACCGGCGCGGGCGTCACCGTCCTCGCCGTCGGCATCTTCTCGGCGTGATGCCATGAACAAGGCTGGCCTCTACGCCAACATCCTCGCCAAACAGGAGCGGATCAAGGCCGGCTCCGGCGAGAAGATGAAGCGCCCCGGCGAGAAGGGCAGGCCAAGCGAGGCCGACTTCAAGCAGGCCGCGAAGACCGCGAAGCCGGAGAACAAGCGATGAGCAGCCCGGCTTGGCAGCGCAAGGAAGGCAAAAACCCCGCTGGGGGGCTCAACGCCAAGGGCCGCGCCTCGTACAAGGCCGAGACCGGCGGCACGCTCAAGGCCCCGGTGAAGTCCGGCGACAACCCGCGCCGCGCCTCGTTCCTCGCTCGCATGGGCAACATGCCCGGCCCGATGGAGAAGAACGGCAAGCCGACCCGCCTCGCCCTGGCGCTGCGCGCATGGGGCGCCAGCAGCAAGGAAGACGCGAAGTCCAAGGCCCGCGCCATCAGCGCGCGCAACAAGGAGTGATGCCGATGGCGATGAGCCGCGACGAGCAGGACGCATTCGACCGCCGCATGGCGGGCATCATGGACCCGATGCTGCGCCCCGAAGGCACCGCCGGAGGCCCGGTGCGGTCCTACTCGCTCGACGACATCCGCCGCTTCCTCGGCTTCGGCAGCCGCCCGGCAATGTCGCCCGCCGAGGCCGCGGACGCCGCGCAGATGTACGAGCGACTGCCCAACCCCGCGCTGCCCCCGACGCCGCCTGGCGGCTACGACGCCCCGTCGCCGTCGATCCCGTACATGCCCTCAACCGACCCGCGCGGCGCTGCGGCTCCGATCCCGCCGCCGCCGCGTCCCGCTGCGCCGGCAAGGCCGCGCCTGCCTGTCATGGCGGGAATGCCGAGCGAGGCCGACATGCAGTTCCAACCCGCGCGCATCGACACGTTCGGTGGCCTGTCGCCCGCGGACATGGCGGCGATGGCTGCGCCCGCGCCCGTAGCGTCCCCTGTGATGGACCCAATCAGCCCGCCGCCGGCCCGGCCGATCGCCGCGCGCGGTCGCCCGTCGCCTGCCGATCTCGCTCGGGCGTTGCGCGAGTCCGACGAGCGGTTCGCGCGTAGCGCCGCGCAGCGATGATCACCATCGCCACAGTCCTGCGCTCCGGCGGCGAGTACGAGCCCCGGCACGTCGTCGCGCTCCGCGACATGTGCCGACGGTTCGCGCCGATGCACCGCTTCATATGCCTGACGGACAAGCCCAACGCGCTGCCGCTGGAGACGATCGAGCTTCTCCACGATTGGCCGGGCTGGTGGTCGAAGATGGAGATCTTCCGGCTGCGCGGGCCGGTGCTGTACCTCGACCTCGACACCGTGATCG